TGGTTATTCTTTCGAAAGGAGACGCTGAGTCTACAGAAGTTTTAGACAGAATTAAAATTATGTATAATGAGCTTCCAGCCTTTCTTCGTCCTACTATAGTTGAAGATAATAAGCATACACTAAAACTCAGTACGGGGTCAGGTATCAAGTCTAGACCGTCAGGTAAGCAATCAGGGCGATCTCTAGCAGGCTCCCTTCTTATCATTGATGAGGCAGCGTTTATTGATAATATTGATTCTATTTGGGCTGCTGTATATCCTATCATTTCAACAGGAGGTAGAGCTTTTGTTCTCTCAACTGTTAATGGAGTAGGGAATTGGTTTTATGATGTATATCATGGAGCTAAAAATAAAACTAATTCTTTTAACCGTATTGACATTAAGTGGCCTGAACATCCTGAGTACAAATATCAGGAGGGATTCGATGTACTATACGAGGAGATGCAAGGTAAAGGATTAGATGTTAAGAAGTGGGAGAGTACTACTAAAGCCAATATGCCTCTTAAACAATGGCTTCAAGAGTATGAATGTGAATTTTTGGGGACAGGAGATACTTATATAGAGGGATACCTCCTTCGAAGATTGGTCGAGGAAGTGAGTGAAGATTATTGGATTAAATATAATAATAAAATGAGAGTATGGAAGAATCCCTCTCCTGAACATGAATATATTATAGGAGTAGATGTTAGTTTGGGTCGAGATAGAGACTATTCAGCTTTTCATATTCTCAATAGTTATACTGGAGAACAGGTTGCTGAATTTTATTCAAATAAGACCCCTATTAATGAATTAGCTCAAATTTTAACTAACGAAGCTAATCTATATAACAACGCTTCAGTTATTATTGAAAGAAATACAATAGGCAACAACCTTATAGATTGGATGTTTAATGTACATGAGTATGATAATTTATGGATTGATGATAAAAATGATTTTGGAATTCAAGTAACTACTAAAAATAGAGAAGAGTTACTAGCTAGAATGGAAGAGTATATACGAAATAACTTTATAAATATTAATTCAAAACGGACTATTGATGAGCTTTTAACTTTTATTATAGATGATAATGGAAAAATTACAGCAGATGAGGGTAAAAATGATGATTTAATTATGAGTTTAGCTATTACCACCCATTTACTACATACTATGTCGGCAAATCTACCTATGGAAATAAAAGCAAATATGAAAGAGCAAGAAAAAAAACCTTTAGAACCAGTAAGAACTATCTCTTATGAAAAAGTAGAGGAAAATATAGAATGGCTGATGAAGTAAAGAAAAATGGAAAAATAGATGAGGATTCAATAGGGAATACCCAATTTGGAGCGGGTAGTGCTGATAGCCGAATGGGGCCTTATTTCTATCCTTCAGGTAGATTAGGGCAATTTCTAGCTAAGTTTTTTGCTACTAAAGCTGCCCCGTTCCTGGCTAGACAAGGAGATGATGGTCCTACCCCTCAAGCTACATTAGCTGGCGACACCATACAAAGCGCGGACGTTGTTACTCCCGATAGAACTCCTGCTATTGGAACTCTTAGCAGGACTACTCTTCAACTGCCTGAGATGGAGAAGAGTAGGAGGGAGCGTTATAAAAAATTTGAAGAGATGGATGATTATCCTGAGATTGGAGCAGCTTTCGATATCTACGCTGACGATTCTACTCAAAAGAATCTAAGAAATAAGCGATGGACTGTTTTAAGTCCCCATCAACTAATTGTTAATGAAGTTAATGAGTTATTTGATAATATACAGCTTGATAGAGACTATTGGGATATTATTAGAAATACGGTAAAATATGGGGATTGTTTTATAGAAACCGTTGTAGACATTAATAATCCTAGGAAAGGAATTCAAAGGCTTAAAGTTTTAAATCCTAACTTTATTATTAGAGTTGAAAATGAGTATGGCTATTTAACTGATTTCTTACAGGAAATTCCTGATAAAGAAGACTGGTCCGTATATGGAAGCGCAGCGGACTTAATGGCAGGAACTGCATACATTACGCTAGATAGGAATCAAATCGTTCATTTTAGGTTAAGAACTTCCGATCCAGGTTACTATCCGTATGGTAAGTCTATTGCAGCATTAGCAGTAAGAGTTTTTCGTTCTCTTAAGCTTATGGAAGATGCTATGCTTATCTATCGTCTTGCACGGGCACCAGAACGTCGTATTTTCTATATTGATGTCGCTAATATGCCAGCTACCAAGGCCGAGATGTTTATGGAGAAGGTCAAAGAAAAATTTAAGAAAGAGAAATACTATGACCCTAATCAAGGAACTATTGATGCTAGATATAACCCTCTTAGCGCAGATGAGGATTTCTTTGTTCCAACTAGGGGAGCACAAGGAACTAAAATCGAGACTTTACCAGGGGCTCAAAATCTTGGAGAAGTGGAAGACGTAAGATACTTTAGGGATAAGCTTCTTGCTTCCCTGAAGATACCTAAGGATTATGTGGTGGAGAAGGATAAATCTCCTGAGCGTAAAGCTAACTTATCCCAGTTAGACGCTAAGTTTGCTAGGGTTATTGGTCGTGTTCAACAACAAGTTGAGATTGGTTTTGAACAGATTGCAAAACGACATTTAGCTTTATTGGGATATCCAGCTTCCTATGTTAAAGGAATAAGAATTCAACTTCCTGATTCTAGTGATGTATTTACTAAGAGAAAGATGGAAATTGATGAACAAAAGGCGCGAGTAGTCCAGGCTGTAGTGGGGCTTGCTCTCTTTCCGAAATCTACTATCTATAAAGAGTTCTATGATATGAATGATGAGCAAATTAAAGAACTCAAGAATGAACTAGAAGCAGAACAAGTTGAAGAACAAGAGAAAGAACAAGAGCAAGCAATGGCGGCTGGTGGACTGGAGCAAGCAGGCGCAGATCAAGATATGGAGCGTGAGCAATCTGGTAAGGACATGGATGCTGCGCGAGACGAGGGAGGCAAAGCTTCAGACCATGACAGGGCTATGGAGCTTCAAAAAAAGGAAAGTATTGACACTAATACATTAAAGATATTACATGAGTTAAAAGAGAAGGTTATCAATAAATCAGGAGTTAACCAAGAGAAGTTAACTGCACTAGATAGGATAATTAGTAGAAATGTAAAAAATCACATAAAAAATAGGTAAATAAATTCACTATATACCCATGGCTTATAATGATAAGGAGTTAGAAATGTTTGATTATTTATTTGAAAACAGGAATTCAACTATCACCAATCTAATAAAACTTGGTGATTGTCTAGGAAGAACATTAAGAGAAAATGTGGAACTTTTCTCTATTGATAGCGAAAAGGCACAAGTAGCTTATTTAACTGAAAGTGGCAAAATTATCTCAGGAGAGTATGATCTAGATGAGAATGTTACTCTTAATGATATTAAGGTTAGAAAATCTGATGTCTTTACAGATAACAAAGTTTTTGATTCTTACGTAAATGAGAAAGTTTCTTCCTTTGTTGGAAAATTAAATTCTAATAAATATTCAAATGCAGATGAGAATTTTACAGATATTCTATCTCTATGGGAAGCTAGATTAAAATTTGAAAATGTAAAAAAGAAATTAGGAGAAAAAACTGTTACTTTCTCTGAAGCTCAGAATATCATTAATACTGAGGAGTTTCAAAGATTTTTAGAAGTTATGCCCCAGTTTATATCTTTTCTAACTGAAGAGAAAGAGAAGATTCAACAGGTTCAGGAAATTGAAAATGCCATTAAGCTGTCTAACTCAGTTTCTAAAGCCTTTAACTTTCCTAAGTTAAGCTATGAAACCCTAGAAGAAAATAAGTCTTATACTATCTCCAGAGGTCTCAATAAATCTATTTATGAGTTAATCTGTAAACAAGAATTAGTTAAAAAAGAGCTTCTTGAATCAAAGAAAAATTTTGAAGATGTTTGGGCTACAAATTCAAGTATTAGAAGTTTAGCTGCACTGGTATTTGAAGAGTCTGAAGAGGATGTTCTTGAGGCTCTTGTAGAGGCTGTTCTTGATGTTCCTTACTTATCTTTAGCTACTAAGAAACAGCTTTTTGAAAGTATTAATAATGCATTTAGCTTGACTGATGATAACACCATTTCAGAGAAGGAACTTAAGCTTTTCTCGTCTAGATTATTTGAAATGAAGAAGCCTATTAAAAAGGTAGTTATTGATCTTTTGAATGAGAAATATGGTATTAATATTCAAAGCTTAAAGGAATGTCCAACTTTTGCTGAATTAGCATCAACTCAGGTAGTAATTTTTGAAGCATTAACAAGATTGGCTCCTAAGGGTAGTGTTGTTAAAGATTCCCTTTCCGATATTAGTATACTGCTAAAAGAAAAAAATGGAGTAGAGGTTATTGATGTCAATGATCTACTTCAGGAATGCTTTAATTCTTGTGATTATTCTACTTTTTGTGAAGACTTTTCTCTAGTAGAAACTATTTCTTTTGATAAAATTCTTGATGGTGAAGCGACTACGGCTGAGTTATTAGAAAAGGCTAAAGAAAGGCTACTCTTTGATGCAGAAAAACACGCTAAAAAAGAAAAAGAGAACTTAAGTCCAGAGCAGGAAAAGGGCAGAAAACGGGCAGAAAAAGAGGAGGACCATCCAGATAGCGATACTCATGATGAGGATGATTCTGAAAAATTAGCTAAAAGTAAAAAGGGTAAAAAAGATAACGACGAAATGAAAGAAGAAGGAGTAGCTCCCGAAGTAGCGGCCCAACAAGGAGAGCCTGCCCCAGAAGCTGAAGCACCCTCCCCAGAAGAGGAAGCTCCCGAAAGTGATGAGCCTACTGAAAAGCCGTTAACTAAAGACGAGTTCATTGATACTCTAACTGATATGGAAGAGCTTTATAGAGATCTTTCCCCTGAGGAAGAAGAGGTTGAACAAGATGTGGCAGGGGAAGATGAAGAGGTTGCTTAACAGTGGCGTGTCATTATCCTCTTATTTTATCTGCCACAGGTGACGAATATTTCATCGCGGAACTCCCTAAGGGTGCAACTTTATGTGATGAAATAGGAGCAACAGGACCAACGGGTCCAACAGGGGTAACAGGAGCAACAGGAGCAACAGGAGCAGGAGTAACAGGACCAACAGGACCAACAGGACCAACAGGACCAACAGGGCCAGCAGGATCTACAGGGTATACAGGA